AGCAAACACGCGACGCCGTCGCTGCGCCACTCCGAAATGCTGGCTGTCGAGAACAGTCCACGACATTGAATACCCGACGTCTGCAAGCGCGGCGAAGAAGGATCGGACATCCTGCCCACCGTTGGTCGAGAAGCATCCCGGCACATTTTCCCAGCATATCCATTCTGCACGCACTTCATCAACCAGTCGGACATACGCGAACGCAAGACTAGATCTCGGATCGTCGAGTCCTTTTCTATATCCTGCGACGCTGAATCCTTGGCATGGGCTTCCTCCAACAATGAGATCAACGAGTCCACGATATTTTCTCCCGTCTATCTTCGTGACGTCTCCTAAATTCGGTACGTCAGGGTAGTGGTGCGCCAGAACTGCACATGGGAACGGCTCTATCTCGGCAAAAGCAACAGGCTCATATTCCGGCATATCCTTCACGGCGCAGCTGAATGCCTCGATGCCACTGAACAATGAAAGGTAGCGAATCTTCGTCTTTGGCTCTTCAAAGGCAAACATCGGATCCGTGAAGTCTGGAGAATGGATATGCTTGATGTGTTCCATCTCTACGCCTCCCCTGCCGCAGGCAGTCCCTCGAAAGCCACGGCAAGCCGTGCGTGACGCCACGCCGCGTCCATGAGCTGTAGGCGCTTCTCCAGAGGCGCGTCCGGCCTGCCGGAGAAAAGGATGAACAGCATCGCCATCACGTCCTCGAAGTCGTCGTCGGACATCTCGTCGATGGAGTTGTACACCAGTACGTTTTCCGGCCCGCCGAGGCTGACGCCTATGATGGCTGATCTTTTATGTTCCTTTGCGTGGGCCAGCCACGTCTCAAGAGAAGGGTTCATTCTTACCTCTTTCAGCCTCCGTGAACGGACAAAGCCAGAAAAACCGCCCACGGAGGCTTCCCCAAGTTCCGCGAGACCGCCTCGCGGAAATTTCAGAATTCGTCTAGGCCGAGCCAGATAGCGAGAGCCGAAGGGAATGGCGCGGAGCCTGCTCCCGAAAAATGGAGTCTGCCTTTAATGAAAATGACCTTGTCCGCACTGGCAAGGATCGACTGGAACCATTTCGTGTCGGTTCTGGCAGGGATCAGCGCCACAATGCAGTCGGCCCTTTTTGACTCTTCGACGAACTTCGCCGCCCACGCCTTGATCTGGCTGTACGGACAGTTGCAGAAGACGCGCATGCCCTCCCATGAATGGTCGAGGCCACTGTCCTCCTTCGTATAGAAGGCGGGGCAGAGATGGTTCCAGCTAGTAGCCGCCGCGTCGAGGTCGAACAGGAACCGCCTGTTTAGCTTGTCGAACAAGTCTTTCGGCGTCGTCCATTCGTCAGATTTGGAAGACATCAGGCCAGAGTTAATTCTGCCCATATATGCCTCTGAGCCACGGGGGCGTCTCTTCCACGAACGCCTGACACGCAAGATGCCACTGGGGAAGGCGATGATGCCGTCGCTGCGCGTATATGTTCTTCATGTTGGCAAGACTCAATGACCAGACACGCCTCTGGAGAAAGCCTTCGGGCAGGCCGTTCTTCAATTCAAGAAACAGCTCTTCATCCTTACTCGCTCTGTATTCGGCGATGACGCTATTAAGATAACCGAGATACGCTGGACTTATGCCGTACTCGAAGTCGTCCTGCGTCAGTTCTCTGTGCATGATGGTGTGCATCGTGCTGGCGCTTTGCGCTACTGTTGAAATTTTATACGTATCTGCTTCGGCCCACCAGAAGCGCGGCCCCTCAACGCTCCAGAAATACATGGCTTGCCTGATGAATTTATTTTCGCCGCCGTCCTTGACGCAGAGCTTCTCGGCGATTTTGTAGAGGCGCTGCTTCGTCTCCCCCGGCACGTCGTCCCAGCAGGCATAGGGCGACGTCAGGTTGTAGCTCAAGCCGAGGCCGAGCAGGGCCGAGTCGAGGCCGTGCGCCTCAAGAAGGTGTATTTTCACTCAATCCACTCCTTCAGTTCTTTGTGGGCATGCGGGCTGGCCTCAGAACACCAGACTCGGCAGGCAAACAGTTCCTCGCGGGGCCAGCGCCGGATCCATCGGTCGTACAGAATGTCCATGTTTTTCTGGGCGGTCTTCCAGTTCTCCGCCTGCTTTGCCACCCAGACGTGGGCGGTGTTGACGGCGTCGGTCATGGCGTACCACCCAATGAAGAACATCCGAAGCCATCCTTTCCAGACTTCGTCGGAAGACCACGCCGTGTCGTAGCCGATGCCCGCCGACGTCGCGAGGTCGCATGCTTTATCAATGTCGCGGACGGCTCCTTTCGACAGGGCGTCAACAGCTAGGCTGTGATGGATGGCAAGGAGCGCCTCACAGGCCGTCCTGAGTTCAGCGGGGCGCTCCCTGTCTTTGGGAAAGTAGTCCCAAGCGCACAAGGGGAAGCTGCAGCCGAGGATGCAGTCTCTGTGCTGGGTCGAGTTTTCGGCGTAGTGCATCAGTCCTCCAGCATGCCGTTGAAGCAGGCATAGGCTTCGCTGGCAAGTTCGCCCGCCTTCTTCATGGCGTCGGCAAGCTTCTGGGCATTCTCGAATTCCTCTTCCGTCACGCCGTCCGGCTTCATGTCGATCATGTCCTGTGCCGTTGAGGCTAGTTTTTTAAGCGTCTCCGCGACATGTTCAAGCCTGCCGATGGCGATCACGGCGTTTTCGGCAAATCGCATTGCCAAAACTTCGCTTTCTTCCATGCTGTCCTCCAGAGAAAATTTGCGGCGGGTTATCCCGCCCGCCGCGTCGGTCGCGGAGGAGGTTTGCTCCGCGTTTCGCCGTTGCACTTAGACTAGACTGCCTATGACCTTTCTAGTCTTCCACGGTCGCGGGAACGAATTTTTGGGCGTGATCCCATGCACCACTCTCCGTTGTTGCTCCGTCTTTAAGCAGGACATTGAAGACTACATGCTTGTGCAGTTCGCCGTCGTAGTGGGAATAGATCTTGAACTTCTTGGTACTGTCGCCATCGTCCCACACCAGTACGGCGTCACCCTTCTTGAACTCCGGCTCTGGCGAGTCAGTCGTGCCGAGCAGGTTCTCGTTGCCCTCGTAGGAAATGCACTGCCAATGAACGCCGTTAAGGCAGGCGTGAAAGTCCTCGTAAGGGTGCGAGTAGAGCTGGATGCGCCAAGGATCGTCATTACCGTCCCGCACGAGGACGCGATCGAAGGGTTTGAAACTATGCTTCATCTTCCTTTTCCTCCTGCGCCAGACAGACTGCTTCCCAGTCCTCCGCCGTCACGTCGCTGCAGTAGATCCTGTTTCTGAATGGACACTTCAGTCCACAGCCTGTCGGGCAGTTTTGATGCTCCATGTCATCCCAAGCGTGGCGACACATCGCCGCAAGAATGGCGGGATGGTAGTCCAGCTCAATCGCTATATGGCGGGGCATAAGCTACTCCACGGCATTCGACGCAAAGCACCCGACAAAGACAGGTGCAAAAAACAGCGTCGTATTGACGCCTGAGGCAAAGAGCTTTCTCGTCTTTTTGCCTGAAAACATCGCGTTGAATCCGCTTGCTGCGATGTTGAAAAAAGCCCTTCTATCCCACTTCCCGACATGCTTCGCAATTGTCTTGCGGAACATGAGGCACGGATCTCCAGCCGTAAGGTCTTCGCCGGAAGCTATCTTATCGACGATCTCGACCGTTTTCTCGCGGCTGTATTCCAGCGACAGCGAGATGACCGCCGCCATTACCGACGGCATCACTTTCAGTGGGCTGTTGTAGATCTTGTCAGCCATGCTGACGGCCTCTGCAAGCACGTCCTTTTTTTCTTCAATCGTCTTGAGAATTTCAAGGTCGCTGTATTTATGCGTGGCGCTGATGTCGCCGTTGAAGTAGGCCAGCCTCATCCTTGCGACGGCGGCAAGGTTTTTCGACCTAGCATAGCCGCGAAGGTGAACCTTGTCGCTGGCGGATCTTTTCTTGCCGCTGTCGATGGTGTCGATAGCATCCGGATCAAGCCCTAAAACGACAATGACATCGACGAGGGGGACGCCGCTCTTTACGCATGCCGCAAGACGGTGCTGACCATCTATGAGGTTGCCGTTGACGTCGAAGCGTATCGCGTCTCCGTTGTCCTTGAATCTGCCATGCTTCATTTCCGACGCAAGAAAATCTACATGATACTGCGACATCTGGCGGTTGTGCGTATTGCACTTCGCAAGTATCGTCTTTGCTTCTTCAGGAGTGATTGTACGCCTTTGGATAGTTTTCATTTTCAAACACCTTCTTGCTGTATTTTTGTATCTTCTTTACGCCAAGTATCTCCACCGCATCTTTCAGTCAGAACGGCACTTCATCGACCACGCTGTCCCTGAAGCGCCAGTCGGGGCAGGAGAAGCCCCATTTCTTGATCTCCCTGCCATGCTTGACGCACTTTGGCTGGAGACCGTCGAAGACGCAGTCGGGGCATGTGCCGCACGTCGGCACCTCTTGGATGTATGGGCCAGACCAGCAGTGCATGCGATACTGGCAGTACCTGCACTCCATGCTGTCCTCGTCGAAAGCCTTTTCCGGTTCGCACCCCGACTGGATGATTTCGGCTGCCTTCTTCTCGAACGCCTCAAAGTCGGTCTTCTTGAAGTGGACTCTCTCGGTATAGATGGAGCAGTCGTTTTTATTCATTACGACGAACTGGGCCTTTGCAAGCCCTGAATACCCCATGTAGCACTGCACCTGCGCGTAGTACTCCGGCGAAACCGCCGCAATGCCTCCTTCCTGAAAAGCCTTGAATCTGGAGGAAGACGCCGACTTGATCTCAAGAATCCTCTTCGAGAGGCCGTTGCCCTCAATCGTTCCGTCGGCATGGCCCTTGAAGAAGCCGTTGAGGGCCTCGAAGGCCATCTGGCGATCAGCGACGTTGAACCCAGCGAGAAGGAGCCACTTGACCACCTCGTTTTCGACCGCGTCGCCAAGAGAAAAAATCATCTGGGCGCGGCCCTCCAGCGCCGTCGGCGTGTACCCACGGAAGCCGTACCATATTTTTCGGGAACATCTCCCGCCTATGCCGGACATGCCGAGGTACTTTCGTTCGCCTCCGTTCTTGCGGAAGCGGGAAGCGCCCTCGTACATGTCGTCAACAATTTTCATCGGCAGCTGCATCTACCACCCCGCTACATTCCAGTATTTTCCCGTCTTGTCGCGCTTGATCAGCACTCTCGGCGGGAAGTTCAGTTCGCTGATTCTTTCCTTCGCCTCTTCAAGGCTCTTCGGCGGATCCGTCGAAGCCAGCCTCATCCACTTCTGATGCGCCCTGCAGCGGCTCCACTCGCCAGCCGTGCCGTCGATGTCGAGGTAGTCGCGCACCTGAAAAGGCAGGTCTTCGCCTTCAGACACAAGCAGCCTGACCTCGATCATGGCGTTGCCTTTCCTTGAGACAAACTCGGCATTCACGATAGGTTCAGATGTTATCTCCACCATCTTTGGCAAAAGGTCGATGTCCCGCTTGACTTCATGAAGCTCGACGGCCTTCTTCTGGCTTCTGATCTGCCCGCAGTGCGGACACACCAGCCTGTTCGCAGGAAACAGGAAGCGGCACCACGGACATTCCCGCATCTCCGGCTCCGGCTCCGGCTTTTCGTAGCCGCAGGAGGCGCAGACTCTGTCCTTCGCCTCGTTGACGAAATGGCACTCTGGACACTCCCAGCTTCCGTCGCCTTCGCCCGGCTCACGCCCCATCTTCACCTTCGGCTCCTCCGGCCTGCCGTGTTCAGCGTAGTTGCCGGACAGGTCGAGCATGAGGCAGTCGGTCTTGCCTTCATGGAGGCGGAGGCCCCTGCCTGCCATCTGGCAGTACAGGGCGGCCGACTTGGTCGGACGACACATGACCATGCAGTCAACCGACGTGCAGTCCCAGCCCTCCGTCAGGACGCCGACGTTGCAGACCACCTGCACCGCGCCGAGATCGAAGGCGTCCAGCGCGGCATCACGCTCGGCCTTGCCCATCTTGGAATGGACGGCGACCGCCGAGTAGCCTGCCTCGCGGAAGACGTCCCGCAGAAGCTCCGCATGCTCGATTGTGACGCCGAAAACAACAATGTGCCGCCTGTCCGAAGCGTACCTCTGGACGGCCTCGACGGCGGAATTGACATGCACCGACTTGCTCATGGCCTCCGCCAGCTCGTCGATGTTGAAGTCGCCAGTGCTGGACGTCCCGACGTCCGACAGATCCGGCTCGTCGGCGATGTAGAGCTTCAGAGGCACAAGAAAGCCCTGTGCCTGTAAATCGTAGATGCCGATTTTGTAAGACAGGTCGCTGAACCAGTTCTGCTCCGGATGGCGGCACTTTTCGCCGTAGATGTAGCCGTGGTTGAGCCTGTACGGCGTAGCCGTCACGCCGAGCAGCCTCATTTCCGGATAGTACCCTCGAAGCGCGTCCATCAGGCCGCCGTACTGGCTTTTTCTGTCCGCTGGAGGAAGCCGATGCACCTCGTCCACAATGGCAAGCTGGACGGGCGGCATGGAGCCGATCCGTGACGCCAGCGTCTGGGGAGACGCGATCACGACTGGCTTCTCCAGCTCGACCTGCGGACAGGCCGACTTGCAGGCCATGCCAACCCTGTCTGCCCCCTCAGGCCAGACCTTCAGCAGCTTGTCGCGGGCCTGCTTCACTAGCTGCTCCCTGTGGGCCAGTATGACCGACCTCATCGAAGGGTACTTCTCGGCGAAGTGCCTGATGATGGAGCTGAACAGAATGGTCTTTCCGGCCCCGCAGGCGGCCTCCAGCAGGACGCTCCTCTGCCTCTGGAATGCGTCCAGAACGGCGTTCAAAGCGTCCTGCTGGTAGGGACGAAGGGTGATTTCAGCTACCACGGGGTCGCCGCAGAGGCAGAGCCTCCCGGCATCGGCGCGGCCTGCGGAGGCGTCTGGGCGGACGCCGCAGCCCCTTCGATTCTCTTGTAGGCGTTAATGTTCTGGTATGTGCGGCCGTCCTTGTCCTTGACGGAGACCTTGATGGCGATGCGCTTGCCCAGAAGGTCATCGGTGTCTCCGGCGATGTTGGGATTCAGGCCAGAAGCGGAGCGGATGCTCTTCAGCCTAGAATAGGCCATCGCCTGCCTCTGAGGATCCTTGTCCCAGAGGGAGAGAGAGTCGAAGACGATCTGTCCGGCGTAGCTGGGGCCGTCGATGCGGAACCAGAGAGACAGGTACTTGTCGCCGGAAGGCCAGTTCTTCACCTCGGCGTTGGAAATGGCGGCCGTATACGTTCCGGGAGGGATGGTGCTTCCGCCGAATTCCTGAACGCTGTTCATGTCGTAGTTGCCAAGATTCATGTTCTTCCTCCTTAAGAGTTGACTATCTTTTGCTTGACGTTTAAAAGATTAGGCTTTTCCAGCGGATTGAGCTTCCCGCTTCTGTCCTTTGCAAGGCCGTTGGCATCCGTCGTGCGGAAGGCAAGGTACTCTCCGCCATCCTCGTTCTTGATCCTCTCCATGACGATTGACTCGTCAAAATAGGACGTAAGACGGCCTTTGAATGAAGAGCCAGCCACGTCAGGCACCTGAAAACGCCGCTGGAATTCATCTTTTTCGGTGGCAATCAGGCAGGAAAATGCGACTGACGCCGTCGGCAGATCCCTGAAAGTCTTCACGATGTCCGTCATGATGGAGTTGTACTTGCCCCACAGCTTGAAGCTGTCGGCCTTGGAGGGAAACTCCTGCTGGAGGGACTCGGCGCACCGCGCCGAGATCTCCGTCAGGCTATCGATGAAGATCCACTGGAAGCCTCCGGCCTTGAACTCAGGCCCTTGGCACCACTGGAGCGCCTCCTTGAACTCGTCGAGGTTGCGGATCTCAAATCCGTCCACCTTTCCGGCCGCCACAAGGTCGCGGCAGGAAAGCAGGCCGGACTCGGCGGACAGGACAAGCGGCTTTTCCGGCGGGAGGCCGGAGTCCACCCACTGCCCGCCCCTGAATTCCTGACCGAGCAGGCACCTGATCTGGCTCGTCTTGCCGATGCCAGCGGGGCCGAGGAGCAGGGTGCAGATGCGGTCGGTAGACTGCGGGGTGATTCTAGTAAGCGCCATCGGCTTCCTCCATCACGCACTCGTACTTGACCGAAGGAGACGCCGGAGCCTCCGTCATGGCTTCCTTGACGGCCGCCACCTGTTCCGGCTCTCCGAACTCCAGAAAAGCCTTGAGCTGCTTTGCGCCCAGAGGCTTGAATTCGTAGGTAAAGACCTTCTGGAAGCTTTCGGCTCCGATGGCCTTCATGGCTTCGGCAAGCTTCTTCTGATCCCACTTGACCGTCGTTTTCTTCTGCACCGTGGCACGGAAGCCGCCAGCCACGACGTGGGCCGTGGACTTGCCTTCGGGGAAGACGGCGAGAGCTTCGAGCTCCCTGTTGATCTGCCCAAGGCGGGCCTTGTCGGCGTCGATTCTTGCCTTAATCTGCATGCCTTCTGAAAGAAGGCTCTCCAAGCTTTGCATGCTACGACTCCTTTAAATAGTCTAAAATCGCCATATGCTCCGGACGCACCTTCGCGCCAGTCTCGAATTTCACCATCGCCGGAAGCAGTTCCGGCATCCTTTTAACGACGTCGAACTTTTCATCTGGGCGGAGATGCAGGCGTCTGCACAAGAAACCTATGTATTCGTCATGATTGCATGTCGAAAACCGCTTCACTATGCCTTCGATTGTGTTCAGGCCGTGTCGGCGGCTGTAATTCTTCAGCACAATTGCGCCAGCTCTCAAGCTCCATTCCGGAGACTCGAAGATGGCGTGACCGTGCTTGTCGCGCCCTGTCTGACCCCGCCAGTATCTGTCTGACGGGGCCTTCACGTTCACGTAGTTGCGGGCTTTGCGGGACAGGGTGCCGTCGCGGCCGACCTCGCACTTGACCAGCACGGGCCTCGCGTCCAGCTCTTCCTGAAGCCTCGCGGCCTTCGCCTTCCAGACCAGCGCGTCCGTCTGCGCCAGCTCAAGGCTTTCGATGGCCCTGTGCGCCGTCCATGCGCCAGCCGAGCCGACGCCTATGGCGAGAACGGCTACGCCAGCAAGGAGAATGCTGTGGGTTTTAATAGCCATAGTTTTCCTTGCCCTCGTCGCGGGATGACTTCTTTTCGCAGCGCACCTCAACGCCCCTGAAGAATCGCGGCTGGCCCGTCTTGCGGGTTTCCCATTCCCACTGGCGATCCATCAGCTTCGCCTCGGCCTCGGCGTTCATCATGCACTCCTCGTAGGAGGGGTAGACCTCTTCCTCGGTTTCGATCTTATCACCGGAAGCAAGGACGAAGGTAAAAAGCGCAATATAGGCTGTGGCGTTGACCATTTTTTTACTCCTTGAAAAACTTCTGATATGTTTGCTGAAATGTGAAATATGCAAGGCTTCCGACGTTGCGGACGGCCTTCTCGTCTCCGGCACTTAATTCGAGGCCGGGATGATCGGCGCAGAAGTCCGCCCAAGCGTCGTTGAAAATCGCCGATGCATAGGGCTTGAAGTCGGTGACTGACTTCGGCCTGTCCATCTTGGAAATCACCGAAACCATCCTGCTTTCCGTGATGTATCCCTTGAATTCGGCGTTGAGGGCGTCGATGACTTTCCGGTCGGCGTCCGTCGGCTTCAGCGAAGGCAGTCTGTTCTCCCTGAAGTCCGGCCTTTTCCATTTGAATATGAGGCCGTCCGGCTCAATAGGTTCGTAGAGGGGCTGGATGACCACGCCCTCCATGAGCTGCGCCGGATTGAAAAACGACGCCTGCGCTCTTGCCATTGCCAGAGCTTCCTCGAAATGCCTGCAGCGTCCCAGCACAGGGACAAGCATCGAGGCCATGCCGCAGTGGTCAAGCACCTGCTCCACCAGCGCAAAAGGCCAACGCTCGTAGCCTTTGTCCTTATGTATGGAGTACGCCCCGAACCAGCGGAAAGCCTGCGGAACGCCATAGTTGATGCGCCCCATCACCTTGGTTCCGAAGAATTCTCCTTGGAGGGTGAACTGGGCAAACTCTTCAATCATGGAGCTTGTCACCAGCTCGATCAGAGGCAGAAGCTGGGGCCATGCCGACTCGATGCCGTAGAAATTGCCGTCCACGAACTGGTTCCGGCTGGAAAGTTTCCAATGCCCGTCCGGCCCGATGTTCAGGCCGATGTTGGTGCCGTCTATCTTTTCCGACACCACCCAGTTCTCGACCTCCCAAGCCTTCTGGAACGCCTTTGAATTCCTGAGGCGTTCAGTCTCCAAATTTTCTATCTTTGGCCATTTATGAAATTCCATCTGGCCTCCTGTGAATTTGCAGAGTCCGGCGAAGCGCGACGTCCGCATCCCCTCCCCCGTTTTCCCGCCGACACCGCAATCAGGCGGGGACTGGGGGTGGTGTCCTGCATCTTAGACTACGGACTCTGGGTCTGCCTGCGGGGCAGAAATTTGCGCGGAAGGGCCGTATTGGCAAAGCCCTTCCGTTGAGCAGGGTCTGGGGTTGAACCAGAAACCTCCGCCTAATTGCCTTCGGCGACGCTGAACCTTTCAGCTTCCCTGCGAATATGGTGAGGAAGGATGGACTTGAACCACCATGCCTGACGGCCGCAGATTTACAGTCTGCTGCACTACCCCTATGCGACTTCCCCGAAATTTAAGAAGGGCCGGACAGTTTCATTGTACTCTCTGCGTCCGGCCCCACTGCTTGGAGGAAATTTCTACAGCATCGCAAACGCGCAGCACCCGATGATGCGCCCGTCTTCGTCGCGGACGACGCGGGCGGTCGTGAGGAGATCGTCGGTGCGGCGGCCAGCATGCTTGCACGCCTGCGCCGTCAGGGCGGACACGATGAGCATGACGCCTTCCTGCCACTCCGGAACGCCTTCCGGATCGCCGTAGGTCATGGAGAACACGGGGATCCCCATGACGTCCTTGAGGGGCGTCTCGCAGGCGGATGCGCGGGACATGCCGCGTGACGGGAAGCGGTAGATGGGCTCGGCGTCGCGGCGGGCGAGGACGTAGCCCTTCTGTCCGGAGGGCTTGACGTCGGAGGCGGCGAAGACGGTGATTTCGTGAGGCGTGAGGTTAATGATCTTCATGCTTTGACTCCTTAGGAAACTTGAAGGGGAGGAACCTGAGTTCCTCCCCGATATATCTGGAAGGCGGGTGTCCGACTTGAACGTACACAGCGCAGATTACAAGCCCTGCCGCTCTATCCTTTGAGCTAACCCGCCGAAAATTACTTGATCATGAAAAACTGGTTTCACGGACTGAACCATTTCTAGTCCGGTTTCCCTCCTGCTGTCCGTCCACGACTGGGTAGGTTCCTGCGGCTTCACAACCAGAGCCAACTCTCCGATTGAGTGCATTCCCGCTTCACCGTCGCCATCCGTTTATGCTGGCAGCTATCTCTGGGTATTCGATTGTTAATGAACCCTGCCCTGAGGGCTTCACCCTCAACGCAGGGACAGAATACCGGATTCGGTAGCTTGGTCAAGCGAAAAGTTCCAAACGTGGTCGAAAAAGTTCCGCAAACGGTTTCAACCAGCCGGAATGAAAGACGAAAAATCTTCATTTTTTTCTCCTACAGCTCCTGCCAGACCCACGCCACGCGGCCAACGACGACCGACTCGTACTGCTCCAGAGGGACTACCGTAGGCGGGTACTTGGGGTTGTCGCTGATGAGTTCGATGCACCCGCCCTGCCCTGCTCTGACGCGCTTCACCAGCCGTCCGAAGGGAGCGACGTTCACCAGATAGATGCGCCCCTCCGTCAGAGGCCCGTCGAGCGGGGCTACCCCGACGTAGGCCCCCTTCTGTATGGTCGGCTCCATGCTGTCGCCGTCAACTCTGACCGCGACCATGCCCTTTCTGGCGTACTGTGGCAGCACCTCAATCTCCCGCTCAGGCTCCATAGACCAGAACTCCTGCGGATCTCCTGCTCCGGCGGTGCCGTAGACGGGGATCTTGGGCAGACCCGAACCGCGAACCTCCTCCACCGGAGAATTCGGCCCTGTACGCCTGATGAGCGCCTCCACGCCTCCGCAGGCGTCGATGATGGCCCCCACGTTGTCTATGCTCGGCGACTTCGTCTCTCCGTTAACGATGCGGACGAGGCTGTTCAAAGGCATGCCCGCCTTGTCCGCCAGATCCTTCTTCCAGCCCCTGCCGCCTTCGACGGAGGGCAGAACGTCGTTGTAGAACCAGTCGCGGAAAGTCTTCATTTTTTAACTCCTTGAAATGCTTGGTCATGCTTGTGTCTACCCTGTCGGGCTGGCTTCGGCAAAGTTCCGAATACGGTTTTTTGCTTGCCTTGAAGCACCGTCTCTGGTAACACCGTTGCCGAAGCTAGAGAGCTTTGTACCGAATCCGTCTTCCATAGGACGGAATCTCTTCTTTTGTCCCAAAAAAATTTTAATCTTGGAGAAAAGCTTGAACATATTCAGCAACTTGACTCCATTCGAGGCCGTCCAGAGCCTTGTTCAGGAATTCGGCCTCTCCGCCTTCCCCCTCCGCCCCGGCGACAAGATCCCGCCGGAAGGCTTTAGCTGGAAGGAGTACCAGCTCACCGCCCCTTCCGACGAAAAGCTGGACGAGCTGAACGAAACCTATCCCAACGCCAACTGGGCCATCCCTCTCGGCGAACGCTGGGACATCGTGGTGGTGGACTGCGACGACGAGGAGGCCCTCAAGTGGGCCGAGAAGACCTTCGTCCACACCCCGTGGCGCGTCCGCACTGGCAAGGGCTGGCACCTCTACTACCACTACCCCAGAGGCACGAAGGTGCGCTCCGAGAACCTCAGGGCCTCCAAGGGCGTCAACGCCGAGATCAAGGCCGACGGGGTCTACGTCGTAGCCCCGCAGTCCGTCCACAAGAACGGCAACAGGTATACACTGGAGACTGAGGGCGCGGAATGGGAATGGGTGCCGGAATTCGGCTGCCTCCCCTCCGAGACTGCCATCGACCCCACCATCGACCTTTCTTCTGTCGAGGCGTGCTTCTCCGAAGTGACCACGGGCGAACGCAATAATTTCTTGGCCCGCTACGCCGGACGTCTCTTCGCGGCAGGGCTTCCTCTTGAGCAGGTCATGGAGAGGGTCAAGGCCAAGAACGCCGACCTCTGCACCCCGCCCCTTCCTCCCCGCGAAGTCATGGCTGTCGTCGGCTCCATCTACCGCACCCATCAGCGCAACCATCCCGCGCCCGCAGACGCTCCCGACCAGGCGGTGAACATGGACGGCGTCGAGTGGGCTGACTCCGGCACCATCGACCGTCCGTGGCCCGAAGATATCCTCCATCCCGGCGGGCTGCTGGAAGAGATCATGAACTACACGACGGTCTCCTCCATCAGAACCCGCCCCGTCTACTCTCTCGCAGGGGCCATCGTCCTGCTCGGCGCTCTGGCGGGCCAGCGCATCAAAGGCGAGACCAACCTCACGACGAACATGTACTGCGCCGTGCTGGGCAAGTCGGCTTCCGGCAAGGACGCCCCCAAGAGGGCGGTAGTCCGCCTGCTCGGCAAGGTCGCCATCAACTGCCTCGGCGACTCCGACGTGGCCTCCGACTCCGCCATCGTCACCCATCTCGCCAAGTACGGCTTCCAGAGGGCCTGCTACGTCTTCGACGAACTAGGCGTGTTTCTCAAAGCCTGCAAGAATCCGAACAGCCCAAGGGCAGGCGTGGCGAAGCTTCTGACGGAACTGTTCAGCCGCTACGACACGCCCTACACGAAAGGCTACGCCGACGAAGACAACGTCAAGACCCTCTGGTGGCAGAGCCTCTCCCTGCTGGGCATGAGCGTCCCTGAGGAATTCTGGGCTTCCGTTCAGGACGGCGAGGCCACCAACGGCTTTCTCGCCCGCCTCCTCGTCTTCGAGGACGCCGGAGACCCAGCGCCCCGCAACCCCAGCCCCAGAACAGATCCGCCGGAAGAGCTTCTCGCCGCCCTCCGCGACGTCTGGGAGATCGACGGCGGAGAGCGGGAGCCTGAGACCGACGAGAAGGGCGTCACCGCCCTCGACTGCATCGCCAAGCCGAACCTCGTTGCAATGACGGCTGAAGCGCGGGCCTTCCACGATGCACAGGCCGACGAAGCCGACCGTCTCGCCATTGAAAAAGGCGACGGCAAGGCTGGGCCTGCCGCTTCCTCCATCTACGGCCGCCTTCCGGAACATGCCCTGAAGCTTGGCCTGATCTACGCCGTCTCCCGTCTCGGCGGAGGCGTCGTCTCCGGCATGGTGGATCTGGAGGACATCCAGAAGGCGTGGCGTCTTGCCAGAGAACTTGCCGACAGGCTGGTGACGAAGCTGGAGACCGCCATCCACGCTTCCGACTTCGAGCGCCTCTGCATCATGGCGGAGGAGGCCATCCGCAAGTACGTCAAGTTCGAGACCGCACGAAAGCGCCCCAAGCCCGGCGCTCCGAGGTCAGCCATCGAGAAGGCCCTGCCCGTCCCGCCCCGCGTCGTGAAGGAGGTTCTCGACAAGATGGTCGCCATGAACCGCCTCCGTCTGCATGCCGGATGGAAAAAAACTGAAAATTCGCGCAGGCCGCTTGACTTGTATCGCATTGTGCGCGAAATAGAGGAGGACGCCGATGGCGAGTAAAAACAATAGGTTGCTCCTAATAAGTACAATAGGAGCAAAAAGGAGCAAAAATCCCAGCACTTTAAAATCCAGCTCAACCTTCCGGAAGCAAAGAACAAAATCGGTTGAGAGGGGTAATAAGTGCAATAGCGGGGCTCGTCTAAATTTATATATATAAATTTAGATTATATATACTTATTATACTTATTATTATTATATATAATAATATGTAATAAAATCAATAGGTTAGAGCCGATATACAGGAGTGTCGATTGGTTTCCCGCATTCACCCTTTGAACGTCGCAGGGGCGCTCTCCGAAAGTCAGGAGCAGCAGAGCCTCTTCGCATGGTGGAACTGGACGGCGTCGAAATGGCCCGACGCCGTCATGTTCGCCATTCCCAACGGCGGATGGCGCTCCCTCCGCACTGCGGCCCGCCTCAAGGCCGAGGGCGTGCTGGCGGGCGTGCCGGACATCTTTCTGGCCGCCCCCAGAGGCTCCTTCCACGGCCTCTTCGTCGAAATGAAGCGCGTCCACGGCGGGACGGTCTCCAAGGCCCAGAAGCTCGTCATGGCCCGCCTCGAAGCCGCAGGGTACGCCTGCTGCGTGTGCAAGGGCTTCGCCGAGGCCAGAGAGGCCGTGGAGGGCTACCTCAATGGCCGCTAGGCTCTGGACGCCGGAAGAGGATGCCGTCCTCCGCCGCATGCGGGAGGCTGGCATGGACTGGACGGCCTGCGGAACCGCCCTCGGCCGCACGGCGTCGGCATGCCTCTCCCGCTGGCACGAATTCACCCCCGAAAGGGCCGCCTGCTCCCGCAGAGGCAGGGCGTGGACGCCGGAAGAGGACGAGATTCTGAAGGCGCTGGCGAAGCAGGGCCTCTCATGGTCGGAAATTTCCCGCCGCATCCCCGGACGGTCGCCGAAGAGCTGCACCTCCCGCGCATGCACCCTCGGCCTTGCGAAGAGGCGTCAGCCGAAGGCCGTCCAGTCGGTCTCGGAGCTGTCCATGAGGCGCTGCCACGACTGCGGCCGTCCCACGCCGGACTATAGATGTCCAAAATGCCTTGCCAAATGGCGGCAGAAGAACGGCGTGGCCCTCACCAGCCCGAAGGAAGACGATCTCGGCGGATATACGGCATTCGGGGCCAAGTGGCCCATCGACTAGAAGGAGAAGAAAAAATGGCAAAGGAAAAGAAGGTTCAGGACGTCAGGGACGAGCTGCCCAAGACCACGTCGCCGCTGCGTGCAATCCGTAATAAATGCCTCGACTGCACGTGCAACTCGCCGAAGGAGGTCGAGGCATGCCCCATCGAGAAATGTCCGCTCTGGCGCTTCCGCTTCGGCAAGAATCCCTACCGCAAGCCCATATCCGAAGAACGCCGCGCGGCGGCCTCGGAGCGCATGAAGAATTTAATGGCAAAAAAGAAGGCGGAGGCCCGCGACGAGTAGTTAATCGTCCGGGGCGCTTGTCAGAAATCTGACCCGTAACTGCTATTGGGAAAAACGCAAAAAACGGGGGTTTCAGGAGGCTCATGTCGCTCGGCATTTTCATCCTGACTCTCTGTCTGGCGGCGGTCGGCTTCTCCGCATGGCGGATACATGGCCTGAAGCGGGCGAAGCCGCCTCCGCCGGAGGACGAGAGCATCAAGGTCATCACGGACAGGTTCGAGAGGGAAATGGAGGAGGTTTTCGCACGATGGGACAGGCACTGAGCGTACTGGCGCTGACGGCCGCATGCTTCATCGGCTACTTCTGCGGAGGCATCGCCTCATGGATGCATCTGCGCGGAATATGGAAGGAACTGGACGGCATCGAGCGCCGTCTGGACGAAATGGAGAAGAAGAATTGAGAGATCTTGCTGAAACATACAGAACAATTGCCTACGCGCCGTCGAAGGACGCCGACATAAAGCGCGAAAACGCCAACATCGACGGCGAATCTGCAATGGGGGCCATGCTGAAGTACGGCTCCGAAGGCGCAAAGGCGTTCAATCTGGACGAAGTTCTTCCGGATGAATTCTCGAAGGCCCATCAGGAAGGCTGGATCCACATTCACGACCTCGACTTCATGACGCTCACCGAGACGTGCTGCCAGATCGACGCCAAAAGGCTGCTTGCCAGAGGCTTCTATACAGGCCACGGCTTCATCCGTCCGCCGAGCAATATCAAGACTGCGGCGAATCTGGTCTGCATCGTCATTCAAAGCGACCAGAACGACCAGCACGGCGGGCAGAGCATTCCGATGCTCGACTACTCGCTGGCTCCCTACGTGCATAAGAGCTACGTAAAAAACTGGCGGCGCGAGGCCGAAGAGCTTCTCGTCTACCGCGAAGGCAGGGATCCTGAAGACGCAAGGCATATGGCGGAACAGTGGTCTGTGAAGCTGGAGCCGCGTCTCGGCAAGCCTGCGGCCCCGACGGACGGCCTCGGCCTCTCATCCGCAATGCAGATCGCCGGACGCGCCGAAGAGCGCACCCGCGACGACGTCTTTCAGGCTATGGAAGCCCTCGTCCACAACCTCAACACCATGCAGTCGAGGGCCGGAAGCCAAGTTCCCTTCTCTTCCGTCAACTACGGCACCGACACCTCGCCGGAAGGCCGTCTGGTGTCGGAAATGCTTCTGAAGGCCACCGACGCGGGCCTCGGAGAGGGCGAGACGCCCATCTTCCCCGTCCAGATCTTCAAGATCAAGGACGGCGTCAACTACAAGCCGGGTGACCCGAACTACGACCTGTTCAAATTGTCCATCAAAGTCTCTGCAAAGCGCCTGTATCCCAACTGGGAGTCCTTGGACGCGCCCTACAACTTGCAGTACTACAAGGCTGGTGACCCCGACACGGAGGTAGCCACGATGGGCTGCCGGACAAGGGTTATGGGCAACGTCTGGGATCCGTCCAGAGAGACCACCAGCGGGCGCGGGAACCTGTCCTTCACGACCATCAACCTGCCCCGCCTCGGCATCGAGGCCAAGGGCGATCTGGACAAATTCTTCGCCGACCTCGACGGCATGCTCGACCTCTGCCTCCGCCAGCTGCTTTTCCGGCTGGACATCCAGAAGGCCCGCAGAGTCCGCAACTACCCGTTCCTCATGGGCGAGGGCGTCTGGATGGATTCGGAAAAGCTCGGCTGGGACGATCCGGTGGGCGACATCCTGAACCACGGCACTCTCTCCATCGGCTTCATCGGCCTTGCCGAATGCCTGACGGCCCTTGTCGGGAAGCATCACGGGGAAGACGCCGAAGCGCGGGAGCTTGGCCTCCGCATCGTCACCCATATGCGCCACTGGATGGACAGGCGAAGCAGGGAACTCCGCCTCAACGTCACATGCCTTGCAACGCCTGCGGAGGGCCTTTCCGGCCGCTTCGTCGCGATGGACAGGGAAAGGTACGGCGAGATCGCAGGCGTCACCGACCGCGACTACTATACAAACTCCTTCCACGTCCCGGTCTGGTACGGCATCTCCGCCGCGAAGAAGGTGGACATAGAGGCACCCTACCACGGCCTCTGCAACGCAGGCCACATCACCTATGTCGAGCTGGACGGCGACACGGCCCGCAACCTTGAGGCGATGGAGACGCTTGTCCGGTACATGCACGACAAGAACCTCGGCTACTTTGCCATCAGCCACCCCGTAGACCGCGACCCCGTCTGCGGCTACGTCGGCGTCATCAACGGCGTCTGCCCAAGGTGCGGACGGCGGGAGGGCGAGGCGATCAGCGCAGAAAAGCTGGAGGCCATCCGCAAAAAATACAAGATCAGATAGTTTTTGCTTGACACCTGCATTTGGGGAGGGCGGAAGCCCTCCCTTGACCCAAGGAGAAACGGGGTGAATAAAATTGAGGAACTTGAAAACCGCTGCAGACAACTGGAAGATCGCATGGAGACTCTTGAGAAGGCTCTTGTCGCCGCTTTGGCGCGTCCTTCAGAGAGGACGGTAGTGGTCGAAAAGATTCAGCCCGTCGCGTCGTGGACGTGGTTTTTGAACGGCATTCCGCAAAACCACGGAGCCGAATGGCCCGATCCAGAGACGTTCAAGATGCATACGGGAAAAGTTATGTGGTATGGAGGACAGTGATTTGACGAGAAAGGAGTGCTTGGACGCGGCGGCTGGCTGCGTCCTGAAGGACAGGCAGAACGAATACGGCGGGCCGGAGGACAACTTCGGGCGCATCGCCACGATGTGGAACGGCTACCTCGGTACAAATTCCATCAAGCCGTGGGACGTGGCGGCGATGATGATCCTGCTCAAAATGGCGAGAGCGCGGTTCAACCCGAAGCGCGAGGACGACTGGATCGACGCCGCCGGGTACGCCGCATGCGGCATCGAGTGCGCTACAGCGCAGGAGGAGTTCGACAAGGCGCTGGATGAATTCCAGAAGAAGGCCATGCCTGCCTTTGCGTCCAAGGCCGAAGGCTGCGAGGAGCCGAAGTTCAAGCGCGGCGACAGGGTGGAAGTTAACGCCATGACTGTGCGTGACCTCTGGGAGCCTGCCACCGTTGTCGAAGTTGTTGATGGGGCCTGCCGGGTGGAGTTTGTCGATGGCTACAGACAGCTGCGCCCCCTCAGCTGTGTGCGCCCCGTTCCCAAGGCCGAAGGCTGCGAGGAGCTGGTGCAGAAGGACGAGACTTTCGACGCTCCCCAGACCAAGGAAGAGCTCATTGAACGCATAAAGTCGGCGAATCCCGCCATATATGGAGCGCATATCGAATGATGATTGAACCTTTAACCGACGAAGAGCTTCAGCAGAAGCTTGAAGAATTCATCACGAAAAAGAACGGGCCGGAGGTAGAGCTTTTTGAAATCATTAAAGAGAGGCTCGAACGCGCACGCAGTCTGCACCCCCGCTTTGCGGAGAATGTCTTTCATGCACTTGGATTCCTGTCAGAAGAACATGGCGAAGCGGTACGGGAGGCGACAAAGCAGCTCGGCGGCTGGGAGGATCGCATGGACTCCGAGCTTCTCGACCTCCTCGTCGTGGCAATTCGCATCATCCTGCGGGAGTACGAGCATGAATAGCAAGTGCTGCCCCGACTGGCTGGCGAAGCTTCTGCTCCTGTGCGCCGGATGCATCGCCGTCTGCGTGGCGCTTGCCGCGTCGTAGGAGGGAGCCATGTCCTTCACGATCAGCATCGACTTCCTGTACGCCGTCGGCGCTCTCTTCATGGTGTGGCTAGCGTTCTACATAGCCTACTGGATGTTTAAATGAGTCCCTGTCCCCTGTGCGGCTGCACCGAAGTCTACGTCGCCGACACCGACGGCGGAGGCAAAACGGTAGCCTGCCCCTCTTGCGGCTGTTCCGGCCCTGAAAGCGTGGACGGAGACGCCAAGGAAGCAAAAAACGGCTGGGAATTCATGCACGGCAAGATGTGCCGCAAGTGCTCCCGGCATCTATTGAGAAGAATAAAGGAACTCAAGGCTGAAATAGCCGAGCTAAAGGAGAAGATAAATGGCAGCAACGGTGCATGACCTGCTTTTGGCGCTTCAAGACTATCCGGAAGACCGCCCCGTCTACATCGTCCACGGCGACTGCATGACGCAGCCGAAACTGACGGAAGCATTTCTCGACGAGAGGGTCGAACAGGAACTTCCCGAAGAAGACCGCCTCGGCAAGTTTGTTCTTATCACTGGCGAAGACTAGCAAAGGAGAATGCATTATGCATGTAAGGCGCGATAAAATGATAGGAAAAGACGTTAAATTTGAGCGCATCCGCCGCATCACTGGCTATCTTGTCGGCACTCTCGACAGGTTCAACAATGCCAAGAGGCAGGAAGAGAGCCAGAGGGTCAAGCACTCAATCTAGATAAAAACTGAACCTCAACAAGCAAAAGCCCCGTGGAGCCAATCCCCACGGGGCTTTCCTCATTCCTGAGCTGCAACCAAAGTTTGGCAAGTTAGTTGGTGCAGACATAGTATGCAATTCGCTTGCAGAATGCAAGAAGAAACGGTATACAGCTTTCTGGACGGCAAAGGAGATGAATATGACGAACTTCGAGAAATGCCAGAATTTCGTTCTGGAATGGGAAGGCGGTCTCACGGACGATGCCGCTGACAGCGGCGGCCTGACGAAGTACGGCGTTTCGTGGGCCTACCTCAAAAATCTCGAAAAGAGCAGGCCGTCCGTTCTCCGCGACATCCTCGGCACTTCCATCGTGACCCGTCAGGTGATCAAGGATTTGACAAAAGATCAGGCATGGAGGCTGTTTAAATATTCCTTCTGGGATCCTTTTAAACTGGACGAAATGCCTTTAGCCGTGGCGTTATGCGCCTACGACATGAACGTCAACCACGGCTCGTTCAACTGCATGAAGATCATCCAGAGGGCATGCAACCTTCTGCCGTCCGTGATGCCGAAGCTGGCGGTGGACGGGAAGTACGGCCCAAAAACCCGTGCCGCCATGAATCTGGCGAGCTGCCCGAACGGCATCGGGGCCATCGCCAATAAAAGGCAGAGCTTCTACGACTCCATCGTAGCCAACAGGCCGAGCCAGAAGGTTTTCTGGAAGGGCTGGACGCGCCGCTGCAACGCCATGAAGCGGCAGGCGCTGGAGTGGCTCTGATGGAGGCTCCAGCAATGTCAATCGACTTCGACGACTACGGCGACGTACTCAACATGCATGACTTCGTCTCGGTTTTCGCTGGCGTGGTAAGCCATCCGCTGGTCAAGGGCTTCCTCGCCCTCGGCCTCTGGGCCTGCACGGTGCTGGGGCTTCCGGTTGACCTTGCCGTAGTTATGGCGATCCTCTTCGCCGCAGACTTTGTCGTCGGGTGCTGCTACGCCGCTTCCAGAGGAAAGTTTACCTGCCGGAAGTTCATGAGAGGAATCGCCAAGGTGCCAGTCTACACTCTTCTGCTGGTCATCGCGTGGCTGGCGCAGTATACGTGCAAAAACATCCTCGGAACGGATCTGCCTGTGCCTCTCTGGACGGCGGCATACCTTGCAATGCACGATGCCTTGAGCATCATAGGCAAGTGCGACGCTATGGGGCTTCCTGTTCCGGCCCTCATCAAGAAGGCCATGCGGCGCATCAACCACGCCACCGAGTCCTGCGTGGAATCTGCGCTGGACAAGGTGGATCCGCCGGACAAGGAAGACGGTGCCTTCAGGAAATTCTAGGCGATGAAAAGCAGA